TGTGATACCTAGTGTGTTTGCCATGATTACTTACCTGCCTTTTTGATTGTTTTTGGTGCTGCTACTTCGGGTGCTTCTAGTGCAATATTCTTTTCAATATGTGCTTTGGTGAAATCTAGTAATTCTACTAGAGCGTCTGCTTTTAGCGGGAATTTACGAACGTAGTTTGCCATCTTAACAAGCTCTGTTCTCAGTTGACCTTGGTAGTGTTGAAGGTCACGTGGTAAATCACGTATATCTAAACGTACTGTTTTATTCATCTTCTATGCCTTTTATTTTGGTTTCTTGAGAATCTGTCTGACATGTTCCCAAGGTTGTTGGAGACTCCACCTATGTCTGCACCCCACTCTGCGAAGAATGCCATGTTGTCGTCTGTTTCTTTTTGGCCCATACGGACCTTCTCGTCTACTGATATCCTATCCACCCAACGTCTAACGCTACCTGCTACAGCATCGATGCTATCATCGTGTATCAGTGCGCCTCGTTCTCGGCTAATCTTAGCCATCTGGTGAAAGAACTTATACGTTTCTTGTACATCTACTGGATACTTCTTGGCACTGTCTAAGTCATACTGAATGATGTCTTCATGTATGATTAGCTTGTGTCTGGCCATAAGTGGCTCTAGGGTATCTATTATACGTAACTCTTTCTGTCCCGACTCCCACACATCTTCTACACGTGGACACATCGACTTACCCGCAGCTAAATAGTGCTTGGCTAGTGATGGTTTCCATGCGTGTGAGAATGCTCCAAAGCCAAAGTTCTTCTCGACATCAATCGAGTTTACTCCATGCTTCAGTGATAGTTTGGATAGAGCGTCGTACTTATCATCTCCATAACCACCTTCTAGTTTCATGATTTCCGCGAGAAATACATAACCGTGTAGAAAGTATGTTACTGCTGCTACTGTTTCATCACCGTTCTTACCACCACCAGCGGTATCTACGTACATATGCTTACCTTCGTATTCATATTGTTCTTTAGACACTGAGAATGGCCTGTAGAGCCTCGGTTTTGTTTTAAAGCCTGATACAGCTATCTGATTTTCTGGGCTAGGCATCCATGATATTTCACCAGATGTTTTATCTATAGGGAAATTCATCACTATAAGATTCTTGGTTTTAAGTGGATGTCTTAGTTCATCTGATAACTCGGTGTTCAACATATGTTGTAAGTTGAAGTATGCAGGTCCTTGGTCTAGTTCTTTATTACATAAGAGTTCTTCACCTAGCAACACGGGGTCCGTAGGCTGTCCTCTAGAGCCATCTAATCCACCACCTATAGAAAGGGTAGGGTCTGACTCCATCTTGGCTACAAGGTATGGTGCAAGCGTATCTCCGTATGACTTAGCTTCTTCCGTATTAGGGTATCTGCCTGTCCATACTCTGATTCTGTAACCACGATCTGGTAAGTTCTTATATATACTGTCTACTGTCTGTGGTGTACCAAGATACATGATACGACCTTTCTGACAGATTGAGGTAAAATCCTTTGACAGATGTTCGAGGGCTGAACGCTGTATTTCAGTCGTTCCGTTCTTTGATGATTCTATATCATCGGGTATTAATAAATCTGCACGACGACCCTGCATGTTTGCAGTAATCCCTATACAAGCCACTGATGGTGATTTCTCTGGTCCTTTTAGTTGCCAGTTGATATCAAACGCTTTTGATGATGCTCTATCACCATGTGTTCTATCTGGTCGTATACACTCAAGTATATCCCAGTTCATTATAATCTGGATTACCCAGTTTGCAATTTCGGCAGCAACTTCACTACCTGCTGATACTATTAGTATCCTGTGTTTACAATCATGTATTAGTTGCCATACAGCAAACATAGCTACGATTGTTGATTTCGCTTGAGAACGTTGTGCCTGAATCATTCCGTACTTAACGTCTGACTGAAGGAACCTACCTATATCTATCTGTAAGTCTGAGCATTTGAAGCCCATTAGTTCGGTCATACAATCATACAAGAAGTCTTCAAATAGCGCGTAGTGTTCTCTCAGGGCCTCTACGTCTGCCCATCTACTAGCTGCCTCTTTCTCTACATCTGTTAGTTGTAGGTATTTAGCTCGGTCTGCACATATGCGAGTAAACTCGTCATCGTCGTGTAGTCCATCGTCACCTTCTGCCAACTGTTCTAACGGTGCGGTTAAAGCAGACAACTGTGATGCACGTGCTCGCATCAAAGTGTCTAAGTCTTCGTCTGAGATTGAGTCTAGTAGTTCTTCCCTTGTGAACTTACTCATTATACTATTTACCTCTCCTGTACTACCCATGCGGAATCTAGCTCTAATGTACAATTATCTGTATCTAGTAGGTTAGCTACTTGCCACAATAATAGGTCACCTTGGTTCAATGTCACAGATGTCACACCACTCCAAATACCTACGTCACGACCACCTTGTAGATTATTCACTGTACGAACCTGTGCTAATTCTACAGTCACGTTAGCTAACGTATCTATCTTAATTAAGAATAGCTCGTAATTATCATTATTCTTGCCCTCGATAACGAAATCCCACGATACACTAAACTCGTGTGGTTTGATACCTAGGTGACGTAATCTACCGTTAGCTGGCGAGTCAAAGTGCTGTAAATCTATACCCGTAAATGTCCCATTTAAGTCTTCCGCTGTACCTGTCGTATTTATTACTGTCTCTAGTTGTACGCTATTATTAAGCTTACCACCTACGTAAGTGTTGTTTAATCCCAAATTACCTTTCCAATCACACGCTAAGTCTGCGTATGTTAAGTTCGGGAATATGTTAGCATCATTGTTGTTTAAAGCACTATCCCTAGTGAATATACCATTCTGTACTTGTATTGTCGAAGGGTTCGGGAACATGGCTGGCGTAAAATCCGCAAATGGTTGTAGTGTTCCTAAATCACAGTTTATATCTGTCAGGAATCTAGAGTTCATTACAAATGCAGTACCCGCTTTAAACAGTGGTTCTGTGGTTGTGTCGCTCATTCCTCTTACAATAGATGTGGTAATCCGGAATCCCCCAACCCATGTACCATGTAATGTCAATGATGGAGAAGCACCAAATCTACCAGTACCGTCCTCAAGCCCCTGTCTATAATTATATATGTCACCCAGAGATGTACAGTTATTGTAGTTTACTCTTTGAAACTCAAATGCGTTAAACCCAGTAGCATCTGTTAGGTCATAAACTTTAGAGCCTGTACCTGATGTAGTTAAACCGATATCCTGTCCTAGTAGGTTACCTGAACCACCTACAGGTGATGTAAACATCGTGTAGTTGTCTGCACTAGATACTAGTTGTGATACATCGAATGTACCACCTATTAAATTCAGACCTGTAGCTGGTACTTCTATGGATTGTGTACCCATATCGATAATACCGTCTATAAAGTATATCTTAGTACTATCTAATATCCCAGACAAGTCGCTTGCCTGCTTCACTATTACTTGACTATCTATGGATATAGCACCCCCACCTCCACCTAATATACCGATTGGCATAATGTTCCCCTATGTATTTGTAACTACTATGAATGAACCTACTGTAGTTATAACTATTTCTGTGCTAGGTGCTATATAAGGTTCGTAATAACTACCGTTTAGTATTGTTACTGCTCCTGAGCCATTACCAAACTGTATTGTTAAGTCTGCTGTTGTTGGTTGAATTAGAAAGTACTCTCTACCACGTTCTTCTGGTATTGTTGTGTTACCAGTATATGTTGTAGATACTAACTTTGCGTTATTAAAACTCATTAGTGTGCCTTTGCTTCAGTACTCGCGTCTGCTAGTCTTGACTTCTTCTGCTTACGGCTTAATGCGTCGCGTAAGCTACCCATGTTCTCGTCTTGTTCTACGTCACAAGTGATGTCATTATCTTTCAGGAATCTTGCTGCTGTGGCAAGTAGTGCGGGGGTTGCAGTTTTCACCATCAACCCCGTTGCTACCGCTTCGCCCTCTCCGTCGAAAATGGTCTCTTCCTCTTCATGAAGAACTTGTTCTGTTAATACGTTGGCTACTGCTTCATGTAGTTTGGCCAACATACTCTCTGATGCTTTACTCATGTTATTACCCCTTTAGGAATATCATAGCTAAACTAAACGCTAGTCCTACTGTTGTTGCTACTAGCATAAATACTCTGAAGCGCATTTCTTTAGCCCTATCTACCATAACTGCTGCGTGTACATGGCAATATGCGGCCACTATGC